CACCCCTACAAAACTGAAAAACGAAATATCATTATGGATCGAACTAGCATCGCGAAAACCATTACCACCAATCATGGTGCATCGTTGAAAGTTTTTGACATAATCTCAGGTTCCTCCGACTATGGCTACATGCCCGAAAATTCTGGTCAATATTCTCAGTTTAGGAGATGCCTTCATGATGTCATATGCATGGCATTGATTGACTCCTCTCATTATCAACACGAGGAGCTGAAACTCTCAGACTTTGGAGTTGCACCTTCTGACAAAAGGTTGAATCAACAAAAACCAGATTTATTTTCTATTGACGACAAATCAATTTCAATTGGAGAAGTTGTTTGCACTTTCTCGCCTGAACTTGCAATCAAAGAAAAGCTAGAGAAGTATGAAGGATATATGAAGGAGTTGGAGAATTCTGGTTTTGATGTCACCTTCACTGTTCATACTGTTGACTTAACCATTCCCGATTGGTTCCAGTCACTTCCTAAGATCTCTAAGATTTTCATTGATATTTTTGAAGACCTCTTGAAAACTCTAAGATACATCCACACGAACCCGAAATTTGCTTCAATACGAAAGCTTGAATCTGGCGTTTACAGTGTCGACAAGTTCCAGTTCAAACTAGAGCCACAGACGTTATCCTCTCTGGTTGAAGAAGCAACCGGTGTTTCCCTTGACCCTTCTGTAATAGATGTTAAACTAAATGGGTCATCACGGGAAGATGATCAGTGTTATGTAGACAGGATTTCGAGGTCAATTATTGAAAATCCAATACATGATCGTCCAAGACCCAAACCTAGATCATTCGAGCCAAAGATCTTGATTGATGATTTCGAATCAATGAAATCCATCCCACCAACCACAAAGAAAATACCCAGAATTCTCCAGCTTGGGTGTCCTACGAGAATTTCACACTCTTTTGAAGATTTTGAGTCTAGCATTCAAACTTTAAGGACCTCCAACAGAAGTGGTGGTTACCTTGACTATATCATTAGTTCTCTAATGATAGACCCTTCTCCCAAAGATAGACTGATCAATTTGTCCCTTCCGACCTCTAAAGTAGAGGCAGAACAAAGAGCTGGTCCAGGCAGGAAATCTTACATGAAGAAGCATGGAATTTCAATCCCAAGAGAAGAACCAACACACATTGGTGTCTCTGACGAGCATATTAGGATGCTTGATGGTTTTATAGCTGATTGTTACTCATCAATCCTAGAAATTGATCTCCCAGTCATACGACAACAAGACGATTCTGAGTGTGGATTGTCAGCATATAGTCTGTTAGATGATCTAGAGTCAAGGTTTAGGAATGACAAATTCACAGCAATTTCTTACTTCTATCAGAGATTGTCTAATGAGATTGTTTTGAACAGCATGAGGAGAAGGTCCACCAGACAGTATGCACTTGGATTCTCTGGTATTGTTGGTGTGTACTTTATTGTGGCACCGGGTCCACAATTGAGAACAGAGTCAAATGTTGAGTTCATAAAAATTATTTCGCTCATCCCAGGGTTACCACATGGACTTTCTGCTCCTTGGCACCTTGAAGGAGACCACTGGGAGTCAGACTGGCTTTCAGTTGACACAGATAGACTCAATCATTGGCAAAGATCTCGAGATAGAACCATCATGTGCACACTTTCTAATTCAGAGAGACTTGTCAGGCCAGGACTAAAGATGAGAGAGGCACTAAAGGAAGAGTTGAATTCACATAATCATGCCCTTCTCACACTAACCTATCTAGAAGACAAACAAACAACATCTACAACAAACCAAAACGTCAGATACATATGGATGAAAGCCCTCGGTGATAAGGACTTCTCAAAGCTCATTAAAAAGATGCCTCAACGCGTAAACTCAGTTATACAGTCAACAATTTTACAAAGGTCAGTAGAAACTTGTATTAACATCTCAAGATCAGACCTGACAGATCTAGTCACAGTTGGTAGAATCCTGAGAGATGAGGAGACAGGACATTACGACGAGTCCACGACCGGTGTCACAAATCTGATGCCAAGGCTATTCACAACTGGCGGGAATGTTCCAATTTCGTACAACCTCAATGAAATATACTGGTGTATGGCATACAACAAAGATAGACAAAACAAAACACAAGATTCAATGAAAATTCTCGAGAAAATTTTACTGGAGGAAGGTAAGTATGAAAAAGAGATATCTTCCAGAGATTCCAAAGAAGGCAAAGTAAATTATTTTCTCGGAACAACGACAGTCGATCAAGATATCAAGCACATCCATTCAGATAATCCTGAAAGTCATTACTTCAGTTATCGGGCTGTTCAAATAGGTGTGTCACTTCAGGATGAGCACCCAGAAAATAGAGGAGATCATGGATCTTGGTTAAATAGTCAAAGACTTTCAAATATATTATCGAAAAATCTGTCTGAATTTGCCACATTCAAGGCATCTGTCAAAAAGATAGAGCTCTCAATAGACCCTCTTGATCTGAACGAGATTAAGAAGATTGGCCAGCGAACCAAAGCAATTGAGCTGGTGGCAGAGATTGTTCAGGATGAGAAGTTGCAAACTGTCCTAGAAGTTGCCATGACATTCTCTGGTGTTAACAATAAGAATTTTGAAGTTCTCATCCAAATATTCAAAAAGAATCAAATTGGTGGTGTCAGAGAAATCATAATTCTTTTAATCAAAGCAAGAATACTTTTCAATATTGTGGAAGAAGTCTGTAGATTACTGAGCAAGTCAGATACGAGAGAGATACTCACTAAAGGCAAAGACAAACGATTGATGATGAGATCTGACTATGAAGATGTTCTCTCATCATTTGACAAAGGGACACCTGTTCAGATAATAAAAGAATCATATGACATGACAACATGGGCACAAAAGTTCATACCAACAATATTTATTCCCTTGTATCAACATCACTTCAAGGACTTCCCAGGAATGATTGATTTCTCAAGGTTTCTGTTCTTGTCTCATTCAAATAAAAAAATTGAATACCCAAAAGGATTGATTGAACAATGGATCAAGCACCCAAAAACAAAGCATGACATTGAAAGTGTCCAGCAACACAAAGAGTCTTTCTTAGAGGATGGCAAACCATTCTTTGTGAATCATTCAAACATGTGTCAAGGAATACCACACTACAATTCAACTGTATTAGCTCTATCCTGTCTGAGCCTGCGTGATTCACTTTTCCAATCCTGTCTAAAACAACTGGGTAAGACACAGAACATAAGATGGAAGACAAGAGTCGGGTCAGATGATAAAGGAACCATAATAGGATTAGATCGATCAAAGTCTGACTCTTATTATCAATATCTGTTGTTGGGTCAGTGTGAGAGAGCCTCAGAAAGACTACACTCAATGGAGCTTTCTGTGAAATCTGCCAGTGGTCACTTGATGTATGAGCTCAACTCAGCATTTATGGCTAATTTGGAGACGCTCTCACCGACCATCAAGTTTGCATGTGCATCGACAGACACAATTGGTACAACATCATGCACATCTTTTGTCAATGAGTCATATTCAAGGATCCGACAGATGAGAGAAAATGGATGCAGTTCTATAGTGTGTGCCTTTGCACATTCCTTGAATTCTGATCATTTTTACAATGTTTTCTCAACAGGCTTTGGTCAAGAGAACGATTTGACAACAATATTCAAAACACAATCAAAGAAAATACCCTATGATTTTGGAATTTATCCAACATATGACATCGATCTCCAAGATTTGATCGGACCAGAGTTTTATAACTACAGAATTGTGGCATCCAACCTTGAAAGTCCTGTTGTCAAGTTACTTTATACTGAAATAAATAAAGAGAGAGAAGATGAGATTTTCCAAAGCGATGGCGACACTTTGATGAAGAAAGATCATTTCGGAATTCACCAAGGCCTCGTTAAACAACTTGAAAACATGAGAAAGAGATTACATGCCAGCCCTGAGCCTGTAGAAGAGTTTTTCCAGAAAAATCCATTCCTAATGATACGTGGTCCTGAAACACTAGATGAGACCAAATTTT